TTCTCAAGAGTGTATCCATCTTGTCCTAATACTCTAACGATTGTTGCAGTTCCTGCATCTTCCAAATAAGCTTGAGCGGTATATGGTAGATATGAATCTTCTGTCAATCCACCGAATACTTGCTGAAACTTTTGAAATGAGTCTACTTGAGTTGGAACGAATGCAGGGCCTTTAACTGTTGACCCGATTAACGCTGCTCCAATTTCACCAATCCCTTGAGGTAGAAACGACAAATCCTTTTCTCTTGTAAATACTCCAGGACTTACTATTCTTTCTGCCATTTGATTCTCCTATTAATTTCTTTTGGTTTATTATACTAATAAATACTTAGAAAATTATGAAACGATATATTTATTTGACCGGTGTGAAAATACCTGTTTCTAAATCGAATTCACCATCTCCGTATTTTTCTTTTAATTCACCAGCCAATTTGATTTCTTCTTCTCTTAGTTTTACATATTTAGATTCTTCATCTAATTTAAGTTTATCAAGAGTAGATTGTTGGGATTTTAAAATAATATTTTCTATTTCGATTTCACCTAATCTAGCTGTAATCTGTGAGAAATTATCTCTAAAACCTTTGATACTTGAAATTTCTTCTTCGGTAAATTTTATTACTTCTTGTTCTTTTACGTTTTTTACTTCTGCCATAACCTTAATTTATTATATTATTATTGTATATAAATATTAAAATTTATTTTGAAAGATTAGTTTTCCAAACAATTTTTGATAATCCAAAAGTTTTTTGTGTATTAATTGTTTTTTTACCCTTATCTTCTGGTACTAAATACGCTTTAACTGTAAGTGTTACGTTACTTCTAACGATTCTTTCTTCACCTACTCCATTTGTAGTTTCAAATGAATAAGATTCACCTTTGATTTGGAATTTATATCTATCACCAAATGCACCACCTTGAAAATAAACTACTTGCTCTACTAATTTATTTAAATCTTCCATATAATCACACCACATAATTAAATCATATTGTATGTTTACATAGTCAGGTACATCTATTAAGTATTGTTCCTTTTTTGGTGGTTGCATTCCTGTTAATTGAGAAAACGCATCATATCTATTATTTTTACTATATGATTTTACGAATGGTCTAGTACTATCTTCATCTGTAAGTACTTTTAGTTTTGAATATTCTGTATTAATATCTAATGAATTTCTTTTAAATGAGATAAGAGGTGTTTGTACCTTACCATTACCATCTCTCATAAAACCATCTCTTTGTGCAGATGACCAATTTTCAGGTGATGCATACATTACAGGTACAGGAATAAACTTTCCGTTTTCGTCAATAGTTGGTCTTACATCCTTTTCTAAAAAATCTTTAAATGCCAAATCAATATCGTAAATACCAATATATGCATTTTTTACATCATCATTTCTACGAGAAATCTGTCTGGCTTTATTCAATTCAGGAGTATCTGAAAAAGAACTATCTATTTTTTTTAAATCTACCTTTTCATCTCTATTTGTTCTATACTTATATGCCATTTTAAATTCCTATCGGTAAATCGTTAGTATTACTATTAACTCCTACTCTAACATCATCTCTTAATTGTAATTGACTTTTCTTAGCAACATGAGTTTCACATATAATAGATAAATTATATCCTTGTGAATCACCACCATCCCAAGTATCAGGATTCTTACCTGCAAAGAATTGGTTTGTAAATGTTACATCTATAATATGTTGTTCATCATTCCACTCAATAACATCACCTACCTCTGGATATACATTTTTATCATTCAATGTATCTCTTAAAAAGTAAAAGTTTACATTTCTAGTGTATGAAGAACCAAAGTCATCAAATACCTGTTGAGCATTTGTTCTATCAACTAATGTAGGTATTTTTATAGGATTATAGTAGGTTTTACGTTTACCCTCACCATATAGGTTAGCTTTAGTTTCATCTATAATTAATTTGTAGTAATAAACTTCAGTATCAATAACATCGTTTATTAACTCCTTATTAATCTTTCTGAAAAGTGCCGCATCTCTCTGTCCACCGAATAGTGCCATTTGTTACCCTATATAAATTGCACGAGGAACTCTGTTAAGAGTTTGTTCCATCGCTTCTGATTCTTCTTGTTGTGCTTGTAATAATGCTTTTCTAGAAGTAGCTTCTAAGTTTTCTCTTAATTCTGTAATTAAGATTTCTTTTTCTGTGGCCGCTTCACTTCTTAAATCGGCACCATCTAAAGTTATTTCTGAGTTAGGTATTGGTACAGAACTAAACTTAGCTCTTACTGCACCTAACATTTCTTTAGCCAATGCTAATGTATATTTTTCAACCCACCTTCTACCTACGTGATTTATGTGTGTATATTCAATTCTATCATATTTAGCGTTTGAAAAATCGGATACTACTGAATCTGATATTATGGAATTATTTCGTTCTGATTCTAAGACATAGTGAAAATGTATCTTATAAGTATGATTTGGTATTGGGAATAATCTAATTCTATTATTTTGAATATCAAACCCATATTGAGATTTACGAACTTTATCGTTAAATTCAATCGCCTGTAATCTTAATAAATCATCATAAAGTGGTTGCATCATAAATGAAACACCAGGTGAGTAGTTACCCCATCCAAATGTATCCATCATTTGTTGTGAACCTAAACCAGTTCCTACGAATGGGTCAAAGTATCTAACCATCGCAGGTGGAGCATTGTGTAACATTTTTTTTATTTCAAAATTATCTGTTCCAACTACCCCTGCTTCTAAAGATGAACTTGAATCAGTTATATCTTTTAAATCATAAATTTGTTTACCAGGTTGAGCTAAAAATGAACCTGTATAATATGTTAACGAACCACCACTACCAACTTCACTACCATAATCTTTAGATAATGTTATTAATCCACCTAAATTTGCATTAAGTTGAGTTTGTGATAGATTAGATGATGTAGGATGTCCTTTTAGATTAAGTAAATTTTCTCTAATGTTAAATTGGTTAACTTGTGATGAGTATTCTGTTACCGCTTCTTCAAAACAAGCATAGAAGTTTATATCCTGTAGTTCTATATCAACTATAGGATAACCCAAACGTTTTGCACACCACCCAGCTGTTTTATCAACTGATGATTGAAACTCTGTATCGGTATCATAATGCCCAAAAGGTGTTTTACCAGCTGAGAAAGATGATGAGCCCGGCCATATTGGAATGTTTACTGCCATTTACTATCTCCTAATTCTTTTATATAAATATGAGAATCTTTAAGAATCACTTATTTATGTACCATATCAATTCATAAGATTTATAAATGTTTGATTTTGGTATTGTTTTTTTGTGTTTTTCCCACCCAAATGATTCTATAATTTCTTCTACTTTTTCTATTTTAGCAGAATTGTTGTTAAAATAAGAATATATTCCATTTGAATTTAATAATTTAGGAACTAATTTAGTAAAAGAACCCCATTGTGGGTCTGTTTTAGAGTTAAAAGAATATGTATCAAAATAAATACTATCAAATCGTTTACCCTCTTTTATAAAATCTTTTATTATATCTTCCCACTTACCACAATACACATCAAACCCCATCTCTTTCGCCTTTTCACAAACTTGTGGATGAGCTTCTATTATATGATGTTCTTTTGGATTGTGATTTCTAATGTATGTATCTATGATTCCTAAACCAAATCCTACATTTAAAACAGAACCACTATTGGAACATAAAATATCCGCTGATTCCTTCATCAACTCAGATTCATTGGTTGACATAATTGATTGATATCCATTAAAATGTTGATTTTCTAATAGTTCAGTTTTTGTAAATACAACAGGACCTTCTAAATATTCTTTTAATCCATACATCATAACTTGTTCATTATCAATCAGTTACACTATCACTATCATCACAATACGTTGATTATCAGATAGTTACCTTCCACAACTGTAAGAATCTGAAATCTCTCCATCTTCATTTACAACCCAACCACTATTTGAGAATACATATTTGTAATATCCACCTGCGGCTGTTTCAGAACCATCTGAATCAGTATAAAGTTGTAAATCTACATCAACTTCTTCTGAACTATCATAGTAAACTGTTACACTAGATTCTGATTCACATTTACTTCCTTCATCTTCGGAATAGTAGAAAACAATACTTGTATATGATGTACCAGAAGCGGAATGATTGTATGAGTACCATTCACTCATTTGGTGAGGTGTTGATGAATTTGGTTTTGAAGTAGAGTTCGAATTAAGAGAAACATGAGCTCCGGTATTTAAACTTGTTAGAGATGTATTAGATGAAGTAGATGTTCTACCCAACTCCGTATTAATTTGACTTACTGATATTGTACCTGATGATGCTAATGCCATTATTTACCTCTTTTTAATTCTTCAATTTCTGATTTTAGTTCTTTTATTGATTCAATCAATAATGGAACTAATTTTTCGTATTGTACCGTTAGATAATTTTCACCTGATTTAGAACCATCTTCACCATCGTTATCAAATGGTGCTCTTTTAACTGCTTCTGGTAATACACTTTCAACATCTTGTGCAAACACACCTACCATTGATTCTTCTTTATCAAATCCCGCAATTTTGTTTGCCTTTTCGTTCCAATTATAAGTAAAACCAGATAGTTTATCTAATTTATCTAAAGGAGTTTCAATTACTTTAATATTTTCTTTTAATCTTTTATCAGATGAGTATGCAACAATATCATTTGATGCATCAATTCTACCATTAGTAGTAGATGCGTTTACGTTCACACCCAATGCCCCATTGTTAACTTTCATACCATTCGAATTGATAGTTAATCGTTGAGTACCACCTGTTGTGGCAGCAATTGTATCTGTAGTGGAACAATAGAATCCTGTATTATTATCACCAACAAAACTAAACGCTGGAGATGATACTGAACCATCACCAGTTCTAACTCTACCACCTGTAGAACCATCTGTTCCTGCCACTAAAGTTGTTCCATCAAATGTTAAATCGGATACAGATGAAATAGCTGATGTACCCGACCATCTTGCGATTCTGTTTGATACACCAGTTCCAGTTACAGTACCACTATTAGTTGTATATCCTGCACCATTATCTAATTCGTTGTTGTTTGAAGGAATAGATAATGTTTTTGATGCTAGTGCAGTAACGTGTCCGTATGTATCTAAAGTAACATCTTGAATTACTGTGTTACCAGAATTGTTTACAGAATTTTGACCTGAAGTATTATCATGTGAAAAGGTAGTTCCAGTCAAATCTATACCAGTACCAGCAGAATACGTCGTGTTAGTATCAGTATTGGTATCTGTTGAGGATATTGTAATCGCACCAGTTTCAGCATTTTGTGAAAGAGATACATTACTTCCCGCTGAGATATCTAAATTAGAACCATTACCAATAGTAACACCTGCTTCTTCATCACCATCAACTGTTACACCAAATGAGTAGTTATTTGCTGATGTAGCGATACCATTTAATTTAGTATGGTCAGCGTTTGTAAAGTTTTGGTCTGTTTGAGATGCCGCATTAATGGTTACTATACCTGTACCACCAGATATTGTTATATCAGTTCCCGCTACAATTGAAGTAACACCAGCGTTACTGAATGTTGTTCCACTTAGAGATAATCCACCACCAGCAGAATATGTTGTGTTGGTATCAGTATTAGTATCTGTTGAGGATATTGTTATTACACCAGCTGATTCAGTTAATGAAACGTTTGTTCCTGCTTTGATTTCTAATGTTTCGGAATCACCTAATGTTGATGTAGTTTCACCATCATTTGCTTTAACAGTTCTAAATGTGTTAGTATCAGTATTGGTATCTGTTGAGGATATATTAAATACACCTGTTGATGTTTCTGAGATTGTTACGTTTGTTCCACCAACTAAGTTGATGTTCCCTGTCCTATATGTACCACCATTATCTCTTCTAATTTGAGTTACAGTATTTGTATCTGTGTTGGTATCAGTTGATGAAATTGTAATTGAGTTGCCATCTTGTACTAATGATACGTTTGAACCACCAACTAAATCAATAGAGTTTCCAGAAGTAACTGATGAAGCTTCACCACCATCAATTCCAATTCCCATAGAGTAGTTGTTAGCTGATGCTGCAATACCATCTAATTTATTTTTTAATGTGGTTGTAAAATTCTTTTGAGTTAATCCACCATCACCAACTGAATAAGTGGTGTTGTTATCAGTAGATGAGATTGTTACTTTTTGAGTAGATGAATCAAATGCTACTGATGTTGCTCCACTACCAGCGAATCTAATTTCTTCATTTTCTGTTACTGTAAATTGGTCTGTTCCAGCAGAGTTAGCGATTTTAAACCCATCACCCATATCAACGGTATTTGTAAATGATGTTATGTACCCTGCACCATTTGTTAATTGGTTGTTATTAGTAACATTAGTTGCTGATGCAGCGATTCCATCTAACTTAGTTTTTAATGTTGATGTGAAGTTCTTTTGAGTTAAACCACCATCACCTACTGAATAAGTGGTGTTGTTATCAGTAGATGTAATTGTAACTGCACCAGTTTCACCATCTTGTGAAAGAGTTACGTTAGTTCCACCTATCAAATTAACCGTTCCACCACTTGAAACTCCCACACCTTCGCCACTATCAACCCCTACGGCGATTGAGAAGTTATTTGCTGATGCCGCGATTCCATCTAATTTATTTTTTAAAGTAGTGGTAAAGTTCTTTTGTGTTAAACCACCATCTCCTACAGAGTAAGTGGTGTTGGTATCTGTCCAAGGAACGTTAACAAACATTTTCTCTGAGGATAATTCTACAGGATAGTTTTTACCTGATTCCGTAAATCCAATTTTAACACCACCTCTTGTACCTGATGCTGCTAACGGTAATGAATAATTATTATATGTGTTTGAGTTAAATGCGTTTGAACCTAATTCTCTAGTCCCTATTGTTCCATCTCCATTAATCATTAATGAAGTTGCCTCAGAAGATTGACCTGAAGTTCCTGTTAGTTTCAGCGTTGTTAGTTCTGCAGATGAACCACTAACGATTACTTTTTTCCAATTTGGCATAATTTCTTTTTCCTTTTAGTTACGGTTGGTTACTTATATTTTATAAGCCCACTTCCCCACTATGGGGCCAATATCCAAAGATATGTATTAATAAATATGTAATTATTTTTTATTAAACAAAAAACCCCCACATTTCTGTGAGGGTTTTTAAAGTTTATTGATTATGGTTTAAGAAACTGTTGAAGTTTTACGGCCGTTTCATAAACTATCTGAACATCCTTTCCTTTAAAGTCAGAGTTGGCGATAACATTTAAGAGGAACTCTACCTCTATTTTCGTTAATGATAATTCAATCTGTTTATCTTTACTTGCCGTGCTCTTTATGTTACTTCTTATTTTTTTAAATTCTGCCATAATCTTTTTTAAAACTTTTTTAATCATCAATAATACACTATGCGTAAATGTAAATTACATCATTTGTAGAATCTACAAATACATTACCAAGTTGTTGTTGACCTGTATTAACACCAGATAAACCTTCATCAGAGTTATGTACTGTTACCGCAAAAGAATCAGTTGTAATTGAAGTTTGTCCTTCAGTTGCTCCTGAGTAATCAAATGCCCATCTACCAGCTGAATTATCCCAACCAAATGATACACCAGCACCTTCAACAACTATACCACCATCGGCAGCTGAACCACCATCGTTTAAGTTAATGAATTGGTCTGTTACATTTAAGTTTGCTGTATCAACAGTAGTAGTTGTACCACTTACAGTTAAGTTACCATTTACAGTTACACCACCAGTAAAGGTAGCAGTATCTGATGATTGATTACCAATTGTAAAGTTACCACCTAAATCAGAGTTTAATAACCCAATAATCTCAGTAGCTGTTTGGTCTGCAGTTGCAGAAGCTTCAATACCATTTAATTTACTATGGTCAGCATTTGTAAAGTTATTTTGAGTTAATCCACCATCACCAACTGATAATCCATGTGCTGATGTAATTGTAACTGCACCACCTACTGCTTGTGAAAGAGTTACGTTAGTTCCACCTATCAAATTAACCGTTCCACCACTTGAAACTGCTACACCTTCTCCACTATCAATACCTACGGCGATTGAGAAGTTATTTGCTGAAGCAGCGATACCATCTAATTTATTTTTTAGAGTTGTAGTAAAGTTTTTCTGAGTTAATCCACCATCACCAACAGATGGGTTAACTTCTGCACCTGTCGCAATACCATTTAATTTAGTATGGTCAGCATCTGTAAATACATTTGAATCAGATGCCGCTTCTACTGCCGCTCTAATTTCTGCATCAGTTTGGTCTGCTGTAGCTGAAGCTTCAATACCATCTAATTTAGATTTTAAAGTATTTGTAAAATCATTAGCAGTAGTTTGGGATACACTTATTGTTCCTTCAGTAACTGATAACCCAGTCCCAACTATAACACCACCAAGTGTTGAACCATCGGCCGCACTTAAACTAAAGTTGTTTGCATTTGCCGCAACACCATCTAATTTATTCTTTAAGGTTGTAGTGAAGTTCTTTTGTGTTAAACCACCATCACCAACAGATGGGTTAACTTCTGCACCTGCCGCAATACCATCTAATTTAGATTTTAAAGTATTTGTAAAATCATTAGCGGTTGTTTGTGATACAGATATCGTTCCGTCAGATACCGATAAACCAGTACCTACAATTACACCACCTAATACTTCAGTTGTTGCACTACCTAAACTAAAGTTGTTTGCACTTGCCGCAATTCCATCTAATTTATTCTTTAAGGTTGTAGTGAAGTTATTATCTGATGTTCCACTAATACCTGTAATTCCCGAACCATCACCTGCAAACGCATTTGCTGTGACTGTTCCGTCTACTGTTATTGCACCGAATTCAGGTGATGAACCGGATACAATTACTTTTTTCCATTCTGCCATTTTTTTTCCTCTTTATTTTTGTTAAAATTTGAATGTTGAGTAATTTTTTACTCATTGTTAATATATGTTAATATAACTATGTTATCTTATTCTTTTTATAAATATTATTTTTAAAAGTATTACACTATAAATATATGAAAAAATTACTTCCACTTACTGCCAAAGAACCATCGACTCCTGATGGTAATGTAGCTGATGGTTTTATTATCAATGTTCCTTCACTATTTATGTTTATCTTATCTGCCCCACCTACTCTTACTGTAAATACATTACCTGATGGTGATTGGTTTGAAATTAGAGATAGTGATGATGTCATAGCACCCACTAAGTTTACTGAACCTGTGATTTCTGAATTAGTAGTTACTATAGATTCTATAGAGGTAGAACCATCTACATCTTTTTTAAAGAATAACTTACCATCATATGTATTTACTGCCAATTCACCTAATGATAAACTACCTGCATCTGGTACACTCGATTGAGTACTACTTCGTTTTAATCTTATTTTCTGAGCCACGTTATTATTCCTCTAATTTAATAATTATCTTTTTTAAAATGTTCCACCATCTAATTCACCTGTAAATGAGATAGAGCCAGATATTACTAATGAACCTGTCATTTGATGTATATCTGTTATTTCATCACCAAATATAGTAGAACCTGTTGCAAATGCTATAGATTGAGATACTATATTAGTTACCACTTCGTTTGCTGTTAATTTTCCAACTGTTATATCTTGTCCATCTAACCCACTAACTATTTGGGAAGAATTACTAATTAATGGAATCCAATTACCACTATGTGCGAAATACCCCAAACCAGTCGCATGAACGTGAGCGAACATTCCATGATATGTTGATGCTGATGGTAAATCAGATAATTGAGAATAAACATTACCAAATAAAACTTTATTACCACCCATATCTAAATCAGCTGATGTAATGTGAGTTACAGATTGTGCCGAACCACTAACAGTTCCAGCAGGTACTGAAGTTAGATATGTTCCTAAATCACTAATTTGTGATTCTGTAACCGTTACTTGTGATGAACCACTTACTAATCCACTTGGAACATTAGTAAGTTGTGTAAAATCAGATGTTCCACCACCACCACTACCAAACCCACTACTTGCGGCTGATGCTGATATGTATGAATCATTTATTACTGAAGTTATCTGTGCCGATGAACTTACAGTTCCACTTGGAACTGAACCACCACCACCAAATGAAAATGATGAAAAAGCTATAGTATCTTCAAATGTATTTATATAATCTGCGGCTGTTATTGTAGCTTGGTATAAAGAAGCACTATCTTGAACATATACAATTTGTTTATCTGTAAAATAATTAATTGATGTTGTGTTCATTGCATTTGCAGTAGCGTAAACTTTAAAAGCTCCTTTAACTCTATCTATATCGGCCAGTACAATATTACTTGTTTTGGCAGTACTTGATAATTGTAATTGTGAACTAAAACTTGGCATACTCTATATCTTCCTTTTTTTCATTTATTATTAACTTGGTATTGAACCAGAACTTTCAGTAAATCTTATATATACCGAACCAGCGGCATTATGTCCCGTTCTACCTATTACTACATATTTATCATATCCATTTAAAGAACCTTCTATATCTAATTGATGTATATCAGTTGCTTCAATTCCATACCCACCACCATCGGCGTTTACACTCATTACAAACTCTCCTGCAGTTGAACCACCAAATGAATCTCTTACAGATGTTGGTACTCCATACATATCTGAACCAGATGGTGCAATTACTATATACTGTTCGGCCGTACTACCCATTGTAAATGGCCCGGCATCGTTTAGTATTGTATCTAATTTACTACCACTTAATATTGCCACTCTAGTTGCGGTAGCTCCTCCAGACATACTTAATGATGCATCTCCTAGTGAGGAACTTATTAATCTCATAGGTGATGTGCTGTTTGCTGTAAATGCTGTTACTTCTGGTGGTGTTCCACTATCTACTGTACTAATTCCCATTACTCCGTTGTAGTTAGAACCAAGTCCAGCGGAAGAACCAAAGTTTGAACGATAAACATAAACTTTACCATAATCTGCAGATTGTGCAATTGTGAAAGTTCTACCATTATATGATTGAGATTTACCAAAATTATCAGTTACAGTTGCATTGTATGTGTAAGTACCTGCGGATAAACTGGTGTTTGATTGTATTTCAACAGATGATGAATTTACATTTCCATATCTTAATTGTAAACTACTAGCATTAGTTCCACTAAGTGTAACTGAGTATGGTGTATCCGATTCCGTATCTGAAATACTCATACTAACTAAAGTTACATTATTTAACGCACTATCTGTGTTAAGTTTTGTTGTTTGATTTGTAAATGTAGCAGTTGGTGCTTGATTAGCAAATACGTTTACTGTTACAGTTCCACTTCCAGCGTTACCATATTGGTCTTCAAATCCAATTGTAGATACAATATCATCACCACTACCAGTAGTTGAACCACTAATATTCAATGCAAGTGATAATTGTCCACTTGTATTAATTGATATTGCTGGGTTTGATGAAGTCCAAGATGAACCTTGTACTGCCTGTGAACCATAGTTTGGTGAATAAGATACACTCATTTGTGATTGGTTACCTGCACCAAATCCACTTGCATCTCTAATTGATTCATTATTCAATCCTGATTCGATTATGTATGAAGTAGTATCTCCACCTAAAGTTCCTGTATCAGATTGAGCAATTGTAATAGTTTTTGATTCGGTTGATGTACTAAACCCATGTTCATCCTTAATAGCTCCTGAAATTGTATAATTAGAAGCACTTAAATTATTTTTTGCCTGTATTAAATAACTATCTCCACTCTGAATCGCATTTAATTGTCCACTTGCATCTGTGAATACGAATGATGAGTGATTTATTGTATCACCTTCAGTATCACTCCACGCCAATGTTGTTATTAAACTACCAGAACGTCCTAAATTTGTATTTAGGTTAGCTGATGTATCGGTATAAGTTCCATTCGGAGAATTATTAGTAGCAACAGTAATAGTATAATCTACAAATTGTTTAGTTGTTTCAAATCCATGTTCCGATGCAGTAATTGCGAGGTTGATTGTTTGACCAGTAGTCACACCAGAACCACTAAGGTTTGATTTTAAGTATAATGGCCCATATGAACCTGTATCAGAACCAGCGTAATCAATCTTTATTAAATCATTAGTAGATGATACTTCCCATCTTTGAGCAACGGCCGAAGATAACATACCTACAGTTCCACTTCTACCCGCACTATCTAAATAAATACTACTATTTGTTAATGCAGATTCTATAATATATAAATTAGTCCAATTTTTACTAATAGAACTCTGAACATCATCATCTATACCAATTGTTATGTTTGCAGTATCAGTAGTATTATTAAATGCATCTGTTACGGTTACCTGATATATGTATCGATTAGCAACATCAGAATTTAAGTAAACTCCGTTCTTTCTTGTTACAACACCAGCCGAACTACATTGGAATGGGTCGGAATGTGGGTCGTACAATGAATTACCACCTAAAGTACCTTTTATATCAGAACCACCATCTAAATTAGCATTTTGTAATGTAAAATTAGAGAAGATTATAGTATCACTTTCTGGGTCTGTTGCGGTTATTGAACCAACAGTTGTTCCATCAGATGAATTTTCATTTATTGAACTTAATGTTTGGTCATTTACAGATGGACCAGTATTATCTGTTACTGCTATTTGAAATGGTAAGTACGATATTGAATCGTTATCATCACCACTTACATAGTGCTCATCACTTGCAGTTAAAACTAACTCATATTTTGGTGTAGTTTCATAATCTAATGAAGCTGTTGTTTGGTTTAACTGAACATATGTACTTCCTTTAGTAATTGTAAATCCAGTTGGAACTGAACCACTACCTATTGTTATAGTATCACTTTCATCATCAGTAAAATATACTCTAACTTTGTTATTTGCCGCAGTTGAGTTTTCATTTAGTGATTGTGTAAATGATGTTACTACTGAACCACCTGTTGATGTTTGTCTCCATTTTGGAGCAGTGTTAGGAGTTACCCTAATGTATATTGTTTTAGAACCAACACCACTAAATGTATCTACTGCCTCTACTAAGAAAGGATGTGAACCACTACCTGGTGTATTATCAGTATTCATTGAAGATGTTGATTTAGTATTTAATGTTATAGCACCTGCCGATGATATTCTAAAGAAATCAGAAGTATATGAACTTGCTGTTCTATATGTAAACGATTGTCCTTCTGCATCTGTTCCACTAACAGTTCCAACAGAAGAACCACTTACTACAAATTCAGATATAGTAAACCCATTTGTACTAATTGTTGGTGCTGTATTAGGAAAAAATACTTTTTCTATAAAGTTTGATACAGAACCACTCGTTCCAAAGTTAACATTATATATGTTTGATGGTAAATCTGTGTTAGATATAATTCTATTACCATCAAATGATGATACATTACCACCTACAAATGATGCAGTTGCTACAGATGTAATTTGGTTTGAACTACTTACTAATCCAGTTGGTACATTTGTTAGTTGTGTAAAGTCAGATACACCACCACCAGCACCAAACCCACTACTTGCGGCTGATGCCGAAATGTATGAATCAGTTACTACTGATGTGATTTGAGTTGAACCACTAACAGTTCCAGCAGGTACTGAAGTTAGATATGTTCCTAAATCACTAATCTGAGATTCTGTTATGGTTATCTGAGATGAACCTGAAACAGTTCCACTTGGAAGTGATGTAGTTGGTAATGTAATTGTATTACCAGAACTTATACTAAGGTCATTTCCACTAATAGATAATTCTTGTGAATCAGAATCAGAAGTTGAATAACCCAATGCCGTAATTTGTGCTGAGGAACTTATAGTTCCAGCAGGTACAGATGTTAAGTAAGATTGTAAATTACTAATCTGAGATTCTGTTATGGTTATCTGAGATGAACCTGAAACAGTTCCACTTGGAAGTGAAGTTAAATATGATTGTAAATCAGAAATTTGTGATTCTGTAATCGTTACTTGTGATGAACCACTAACAGTTCCTTCTGGAAGTGAAGTTAAATATGATTGTAAATCAGAAATTTGTGATTCATTAATTGTAATTTGAGATGAACCACTAATAGTTCCATTTGGAAGAACATTACCTGCAATCGCTTGTGCTACAGATGCGGATACATTTGGAATACCACTTATACCAAACGAACCTGTTACTTGTAAATCAGCTGATACCTTATAGTATGAAGAACCAGTAGTCCATATAGATGAACCACCAGCACCACCACCACCACCAGCGAGTGTTGATAAATCTACCGAGTTTCCAGATGAAATAGATAGGGTTTTACTTACAGAATTAAATGTAAGTGTTTGGTCATCGCTATCAGTAGTTGAATAACCTAATGCCGTAATTTGTGCTGATGAACTTATAGTTCCTGCGGGAATTTCAGTTTTAGAACCACTTAGAACTCCAGTCCCATCTAAAGTTCTTAATACAGAACCACTTATAACACCTGTTCCATCTAAAGTTCTTAATACAGAACCACTTATAACACCTGTTCCATCTAAAGTTCTTAATACACTTCCACTAACCAAACCATCAGGTAAATCAGAACCAGTTGGTATAGTAACAACATTACCACCACTTATTGTTAACTGATTTCCACTTATTGATAATGTTTGAGAATCTGTTTCAGATGTTAAATATGATTGTAAATCACTAATTTGTGATTCGGTTATTGTTATTTGAGCAGATGATGATACAACCCCATCAGGAAGTTCCGATGATGGTAGCGATACTGAATTACCATTTGATATAGTAAGAGTATTTCCACTCAAAGAAAGAGTTTGAGAATCTGTTTCAGATGTTAAATATGATTGTAAATCAGAAATCTGAGATTCTGTAATTGTAATCTGAGCTGAAGATGATATTGTTCCACTTGGAAGTGATGTTAAGTAAGATTGTAAGTCACTAATTTGTGATTCGGTTATGGTTACTTGTGATGAACTACTTACAATACCACTTGGTACGTTTGATAGTCCCGCATAAGAAACTTGTGATGAACCACTAACTAAATTATCATTTAACTCATTACCGTATCTAGAATCAAATTCGGTAGTTAATTGAGCTGATGAACTTATTACATTCTCAGCATCTAATCTCGTCTTTACGTTTGTATTGAAATTACTTCTAAATGCATTATTCGCTAATATAGAATTTCCTTGAAATGGTTGAATTGTAGAAGGTTTATTTGCGAGAGTATTATAGTTTACATCTGTTAAACTACTACCATCACCTATAAAACTACCACTAAAACTTCCAGTAAATGTTCCTGTATAATCTGGCACCGAATTCTCCTCTTTTTTTAATCTTCTTCAATAAATATACGATTAATTAGTAATCAATCAGTAATTTTAAAATTTCATCTAAAGATTCGTGTCTATGATTGTCTTTTAATTCAACATCATATACAAAATCTGAATTTTTTAGTTTAGGAACTTCATGTATAGCCGAATCATTCCTATGTTTCAAGTCTATTTGTTGCTTATCTCCACATAATATCATTGTAGAACCTTTTCCCAATCTACCTAAAACCATTAATAACTGTTGTTTTGTTAAGTTTTGAAACTCATCTACTATAACTATTGAATTATCAAAAGTTCTTCCTCTAAAATGTGATAAAGATACTAATTCAATATTTTCATCACTTTCCATCTTCTGTAATATGGCTGGTTTATTATAAACTTTTCTCATATTAGAACGAATTGGAACTAACCAAGGTTCCATCTTCTCTTCTAATGAACCAGGTAAAAACCCATTATCCTCATTTGATACTGTTGGTCGTGTAATTACAATTTTATTTACTTTTCTTTTAAAAAACACATCTAACGATATTTGAACTGCTAATAAAGTTTTTCCACTACCCGCTTTACCTATAATAAAGTTATATGGGTGATTCAATATCTCTGATTTTGCCAACTTCTGTTCATCTGATAATGAGATTGAAAATCTAACACTACCTTTTGGTGGAGTTTTTTTTATGTTTTCTGCCATCCGATACCCTTTCGTAATTTCTTTAATATAAATATGGGAATACGCATAAAAAAAGGGGGAATTTCTTCCCCCTTAATTTAATGTTTAAAATTTAGTAATTAATTACTGAATTTTGTGTAAACCATCTACATAAATCTTACCGTAGAACTCACCTCTTAACATTTTCTTAGCGTAACGTGTCATTACACCTTTTCTTGGAGTGAAGTTTTTCGGGTCATATACTAGTGGAGTCATAATTAATGGAATGTAAGGTGCATATACTGCTCCTGTTTCAAGGAATTGTGTTCCTCTGTATCCCATTAGGATTACGTTCTCTTTCATATAAGGATTCTTATAAACTTGGAATCTACTGTTCAAAGCACCAACTTTAGTTACACCAAATGCGAATTGAGCATCACCGTTATCCGCTGAAGAAGCGTATCCTGGGATAGATTCGATTATAGTTGCAACATCTGGAGATACTACTAAGAAATTAGCACCACCTCTTAAAGTTTTCTGGTGAATTTTGTTAGATACACCTGCAATCACAGTTCCTAAAGTCTGGAACCATGCTTGTTGGTTGAATGCAGAAGCTTGAGCACCTGTTGTAGAATAGTTAGCGAATGCAGAACCGTTCCACTCTCTACCTACTTGTGATGACCAGTATCCTGTTGATTTAGCATCAGAGATTAACATATCTAAAATCTCAAAATCAATTTCTTGTGAGATATACTCAGATAACATTGAAGTTAATTCAGCTTCAGCATCAATTGAGTGATATGCATTTAAATCTTGTGCGAATTCAGGAGTCCATTGTGCTTTTAACTTTCTAGTCTTAGCTACAATAGGAAGAGATTTCATCTCAACATTCAATTCTGGAATGTCGATATCTACTTCTGGGTTTCCACTTAGTGAAGTTCCAGATGCTTCGAAATCACCTCTTGATACATCAGTTGGTTGTGCGTGATACTTAACTACAAGTGTAGAAGCATCTAAAGCACCTTTAGCGATAAATATTACATCATCACCACTCTCTACAGTAAATTGTGGATATTGGTCATCAATATCAGCACTCTCTACTCTAAATCCTCTGATACCTTTTTCATCGTATCCTGGGATAGATGCTTTAGGTACAGCAACTTTATAGATAAGTCCACTAGCGATATCAGCACCGTTAGATGAAGTAAACTGAGTATCATAATTTACATCTGAAATTGCTACAGATGAAGTTACGAATTTGTTTGCTCCAGCAGTACCTAATGTTTGTACTGCAGATGTTTTATCATTGATTGAGTATCCAAATCTACCAGCACCATATAAACCACCTGATGGGTCACCTGATGTTTCAGTAATACCGAATACAGAATCAGCTTGTGAATCTTTACCAGACCCAGTTGCGAAACCTACTTGGTTAGTACCATATTTGAAATCTAGATAGAATACAAGACCAGATGGTAAGTTCATTGGTTGAACTGACACAAAGTCTTTTGCTACGATTTCACTAAAAATTCTTCTTACTAATGGTAGAGCTACACCAGCCCACTCTTCTGAATTTGCAGAAGTACCAGTAGAAGAAGCTTCTTTTACTAATTGTCTTGCTTGGTTTTCTAAAAGAGATGCAACGCCAGCTTTTTCAACTTCGCTGTCAATACCTTCTAAAAGACCGGTTTTTTCCCACTTTGATGCAAGAGCTCTTGTCGTTTCTGACAATCTTGCTTGGTGAGAAGAACCTTCATTAAGGATGTTTTTTAAATCCATTTTTTTTCTCCTATTAATCTTAATTAATTATTTTAAACCTGCTAGTTTTTTCCATCTAGCGGCCATGTCATTACCCTCAGAAATTATTTTCTTCGGTGCAGAACTTTTTGTTGGTTTTGAAGCCATTCCTTCTTTTACAACAGTTCTTTTCTTTTTAGAAACATTTAAGTTTTCAGCGATAGTAGAGAATACTAATTTCACTTCTCTTACAGATGATGTTCTATCGAAGTTTTCAAGTACTTTTACTTTCTGTCCTTCGTTTAAATCAAATGTTCTGAATAGTTTGTTAGTGTAAAGTAGTTTAGCGTTTAGCAAATTCACTTCATTGATAGTTGTTCTTAAACTTTCAATAGTAGCATAAGCTTCTTCTAATTCTTCTTTTACAGAATCATCTTTCTTTTCTTCTTCTGTTTCTTCTACTTTAGATTTTTGGTCTTCGTCTTCCATTTCTTTTAATGTAGCGATTACTTCATCTAAGTCAAATTCTGGGTCATCGGAATCATCTTCTTCAGCTTCAGGCTCTTCATCATCATCAGACATATCGTCTTCTTCTGATTCGTAAGTTTCATCAGTTGGTTCTTCTGGTTCAGCACCATCCATACCATCCATTTCAGCTTCTAATTCACCGATTACTTTTTGTAAATCTAACTCATCATCATCTTCTTCACCTTCCATAGTTTCATCAGTTGGGTCAGTCTCCTTAGACATTTCTTCACCTTCTTCTTCAGCTACGTTTGGTTCTGTTTCTTTTTCTTCTTCACCTTCTTCTTCATCTTCGTACAAGTCATCATCATTTTCGATATCAGATGAATCGTTAGAATCATCAGATGGTTCAGAGTTGTCGCCAGAACCTAAATCAGATGAATCCAAATCTTCTTCTTTTTTATCGTTATGATAATCATCATTGATATTATCATCGTCATCAGATTCTTCTGATTCTTCAGATAATTTCGCAGAAATCATTGATTGAAGTTGAGGAGTAAAAGCTTCTTCCAAAGCGAGTTTTGCATTTGCAAGAGCAGTTTCTTTAACGGCCTTAGCATCAGCAATAGCTTCAGATAACAAATCTTTTCTATTTGCCATAATTGTTCTCCTAAATTGTTTTTTGGAAATAAGATTATTCGGAATCTTAATAGATATTATTATTTATAATAAATTTAACCACACATTGGGGAGTGGTATATTTTCTCTACAATAAGTATGTAGTATTATTGGAAACACTAAAAAAGTGTTTACTAATAATTTTCGAATTGATTTCTTCGCCATTCGGCTCTAATCGCATCTGCTTTTTGTTTTCTTTTAATGACTGATGGTTTGAGGTATTCTTTACGAGCTTTCACTTCATCCATCTTACCACTATCTTTAATTTTTCTTTTAAATGTTTTGAGAGCTAACTCAATGTTACCATTCACAACTTTAACTGCTAATGAGTTACCTGGTATTTCCATATCTTCTTTTCTAATTCGTTTGTAATTCTTTGGTTTTTCTTGCATGTAATATTATATAAAAAAAATACACCTATCACATTATTGTGGTTAGGTGTATATAAATATCAAAAATATTTTAGTAAACTTAAAAATCTTTATCAGATGCTAATTTATGTTTTTTTAATGCTGATTGTAGTTCTTTTAAAATACTACTATTAATTAAAATAGATTTACCAGATGCATTATCAGTAACATAAAGACTTGGAGTAAATGTAAATTGTTTATTAGAACTTTTCATTTTAGATAATTTTTTAACATAATTAGTTAATTCAATTATTCTTTCTTTTGTAAATGGAACATTAACTCCAGTTTCTGATTGTACATAATACAATCCTGTCTTAGTGTCGTAATTACCTTCGTTTACTGATTCAGTTACTCCTTCAGATAAATCATCAATACCATCTTTCATATCTGAAAATAGTTTTCCAAATTGTCTTTGTTGTTTGGAATTTAATTTTTTAATGTTCTTTAGATGTTTCTTTACCATATAAGATAAATCAACTGAAATGTCTTGTAATATATCTGAGTAATCCATTGTGGTTATCCTATTTTCTTTAGTGAATGAGTTTCAGTTGCAATCCAATTCTTTTCAACACCAGCCATTTTAGCTGCTTTCTTAATAGCTTCAACTGTATTTCTTGCTTTTACTTTATATACATTTTTCTTAGATAGTTTAACACCACCAAGATTCATATCGGAAAATCTCATTTCCCAAGTTGAAAAACCTTCGTTGATTTTTTCTTCTTCTACTACTTCAGATTCGTTTACTTTTTTATTCTTAACTGAATTCATCATCTCTTTTGCTGATACTTTCATCTTCATTAATTTAGATGATGGTAGTTCACCATATCCGAATGATTCATTTAACATAGAAGTAAGTTTCATTGATTTAGATTCATTAGTAAATTCTTTGGCATTTTCCTTATCATCCTTATCGACACCCTTTACAGGATACTTTTTACCATCGACTTCAAATTCACTATCACCATTTGCGATTGCTTTTGCTCTAGCGGCTCCGAACTCATTTCCTTCGGTTGATAAATCAGCAATTTCATAATACTTCTGTAATGTTTCACCGATATCATCATATGATGAGGTTAGTCTTTGTTCTAATGTAACAACATCTCTTAAAGTTTTTTCAAATACTTTAAATGATTCATTCATTCTCTTTACGTGTCTTCCAACTGTAATTCCATCAAATGAACCTTCAGTTTCTTTAACCATATGTTTACTAGCATTTTCTACTACACTTTTGATTGATTCATATACTTCAGCTAATCCGTCTTTTCTGTATATTGATTCACCAAATGTTCTGTATGATTTAACCGCTTCTAAGAAAGCCATCTTTTCTTCATTTGTCATTTCGTTTTTATCTTTTGAAAAATCTTCTTTTACAAATGAAGTGTGAAATGGATTTGAATAAACTTTACCACTTTCAAATGATTCTTTTAATAAATCTTTTAATTTAATAGAAACGTTTTCATTTTTGGTAGATTTTATTGCAGCTGCTAAAGCAGTATCTACCTTTTCTAGACCGGCATCAGGATTAGTCAAGCTCATATCATCTATTGTATCTCTCATAGCATCTACTCGTTGTATATCCTCTTCAGTAGCATGACCTGATTGTAAAAGTTCAACCATATCACGAATATTGTAAAGTAAACGTGGATTATCTGATAACTCTCCAGCATACCTCAAATCGTCTAAATCTTCTTCCGCCTGGTCATAATCTAAATGAACCAGTTTTGGTTTTTCACCTTTAGGTTTATCCTTTTTAGGTTCATCCTTTTTAGGTTCTTCCTTTGAAGGTTCTCTGTTTGGTTCATCCTCTGCATCTGATTTAGCTTTTGCTATATCATCTTTGGATGGTGGTTCGTGTTTTGATGGGTCAGCATTTTTTACAGCATATGTATTTCCCGTCTTTTTGTTTTTAACATAAACATCTTCGGATAGTAAGTCTTTTAATTTCATTGTGTTTCCCTTTGATTCTTTTATTTTTCTTTTAGATGATTCGTTTTTTTCGCCATATTCTTTTTCGTTTGCCATACTGAAGTCATCATTCTCTACTACTTTTTCTAACATCTCTCCCAATTCTGCTAATTCATCATTAAGTTTATCTGAAAATTCCATTGTCGCATCTTCATCACCAGAATCTTCTGCTTTATTTAATTTTCTTTCAAACATTCCTGCTCTATACGACATTCTTTCTAAATTAGATTTAATACTTTTTAATTCATCAGTTTCACTAAAATCATTTTTATCTAATAAGTGTTTAATTGCTTTTTCTGCTTCTTCCCCACCCATCATATTGATGTCTTTAGCTAACATATCAGCGTGGTCTTGTCCTGTAGTATCGTCATCGAAATTACCATCTACTAAATTTTTACGTTGTTCTGCTTTAGCTTCTGGCGAATCAGTTTTTGGTTCTCTGTTTGGTTCATCCTTTGCATCTGATTTAGCTTTTGCTATATCATCTTTGGATGGTTGTTCGTGTTTTGATGGGTTTGCATTTTTTACTTTATAAGTGTTCCCAGTCTTTTTGTTTTTAACATAAACATCTTCGGATAGTAAGTCTTTTAATTTGATAGTTCCCTCTATTTTTATTTCCATCATCTTCTTAGCCTCAGCTTCGATTTGTTTCTTAATCTTAGATGGAACTTTTTTATCGTAATACTTTATCTTACCTTTGTTATCAATGTGAGCTACATTTTTGTAATCACCTTTTTCTTCTTCAGCTTTATTGTAAACAGTTAATCCGTTTCCTTTACGAGCCATTCCGATATCGTACTTAGCTTCATTCACCTTCATTGATTCATTAAAACCTCTTCCTTTTCTATCATCACCTGTAATATTTTTGATATCAGATTTGGCCATCATTCTTTTTAATCTTCCACCTTTTAAAGCTTCTATTGCCGCCTCATAATCTTTTATGTCTGATTTGTTTTTTAGATGTGGTAATATATTTTCTTCACCATACTTAGCGAATTCATCGGCCGACATATTTTTTAAATTATCTTTAATATCATCCATTGATGGTTTCTTACTACTAGGTTCTTCCTTTGAATCTTCTTTAGCTTTTTTAATTTCACCTTTAGATGGTGGTTCGTGTTTTGCTGGGTTTGCGTTTTTTACCTGATAAACATTACCTGTTTCTTTATTCTTAACGTAAACATCTTCACTTAATATATCAGTTAATTTCATTTATTATCTCCTAAATAGCACAAACACCATCAATTTCACAGATGATATCTCTTACTAATGTATTAATTTTCTTATATGATGGAGTTTTACTCTTTCCAACTACCGATTCGTTCATAGGTCTCATAAATGCACCATGTGTTGATGGGTTTGATACAAAATCCCAACAAATTAAATCAAAATCATCTTCTACAGTAACAGTTTTACCATTACTAGCTTCTTTTACAGAACCCATACCTCTTGAAGAGATACCAACAGTACAACCTGCCTCTAAAAGTTCTTTAAGGATGTTCCCTGCTGGAGTTTTAAGTACTTCTACCTTACCCATTACATCATCACCCTTCCAATATACTTCTCTGATGATATGTGAGGTATTTTTTAGTTCAACTACCGAAGATTCAGGATGGTCTAACTCACCAAAAGCCCTATTTTCTTTAATTTCTCTACCTTTGTATTTTTCCACTTCTCTTTCTAAGATTGAACGTGGATAAACTCTACCATTTTGGTTTTCAGCTTCAGCACGTTGTAGGACACCATTAACAATCAATCTACCATTGTTATCTTCCAATGATTCGTTGATTTGCCTCTTAGTCATAGTAAAAGGAATTGTATCTATAAGTAATCTGCCCATTATGCTCCCCAAACTTTACGTTTTCTATATAAATCAAACATGATTTGTGCTACTTCATATCTTATAAGTAGACGAATGTTTTCCAAATCCTTATTTGAAAGTTCTTCTTTTAATATTTTTTTGTCTGAACTCACGATGATAACTCTTTTAAGTTTCTAGCTACTTTTAACATACGTTCTGAAATCTTACCGAATCTTTTTTGAGTTGATTTCCAATATTGTCCATTATGAACACCAGCTTCAGTTTTCAATTTAGCGTTTTGATTAACGATTCTTTCTAACTTAAACATCATACTATTGATTTCTTTAATCGAATGATTAATCTTCTGATGTTGTTTTAGATTTTCATCTCTTTTGAAATCTTTATAAGATATTTCGTTGATTTTATTCTCTAACTTACGTTCTAATGATTCTAATTTAGCAGTGTTCATCTTTTTTTCTTTTGATTTCTTATACCCTAATACTTCAATATGGTCATCATCCAAATCATCCTCATCTTTACTCTTTGAAAATGCATTAGGAGTTTTAATCGGTCCTTCACCACCATCTAAGTTACCAGTTACGTTTGCTTCTTCGATTTCTTCAAACTTTTCTTCTATTTCTTTTATAAAACTTTTCATTTGAATACCCTTTTTAACTCATTATGTAGTTCGGTGTATCTTAGTAATGATAAAATCTGAGATTCTGTAATTACTTTTGATGATTTTACTTTGGTGATTAGTTTTAATACTTCGTTTACTTTAATTTTAGTAACTTTATCAGTAACTTTAATTAAATTAATATTTTTTGATAATGAGTTACATTCTCTTACTACAAATTTCTTTAATTTTTCAGAATTATCAACTGAGTTTATGTATTCTCTAAGAATATCTTGTTGTTTATCAGTTAATGTAGTGTATTTGTTGTTAAAATTCTCAACCAACATTTTCCAAGCAAGTAATCTTACTTCTTTTGGCTGTTTAGAATACTCTTCGTTAATAGTAGATACAACTTTATCAGTATTTTGTGATTTACCTGTTAAAGATTCCATTAGTGTGGATTTACATTCTACATATTCTTTAGGATTATCCGATGTAGTGTGTTCGAATAACTTATATATAGATGCATTCTCTTTATAGTTATTAACTCTATACTTAAAGAAATCTTCTATTACAAAATTTTTCTTAATTGCTTTAATTAAATTGTATTTTTGTCTACTTAATGAAGATTCGTTTAATTTTGTTCTCTCATTTAGAATAATGTTTACAAATTCAGAGGCTTTATATTCAGACGTGAAATTTTCTTCAATAAATAACTTATATAATCTAAGTTCTTTAGCTAATTCTGTATTCTTACTGAAATGTTCCTTAATGATTTTAGTAGCTACAGAATCTCTGTTGTTTAAAGTATCAGTAGCTATCTGTCTAACCAATAGTTCGAACAGAATTCCTGTATTTTTGTATTTACTGTGTTTTAATTTCTTCATTATTCACCTCTAATTATGGTAGAGTAACCTATATATTTGTTAATAAATATCCTAATTATTAGAATTCAGTATATTTTCTTCATCTAATAATGAAGAAGTTTCATTTGTACTGTCTTCTTTTAACGATTCTACTATAATATTTCTACTTTTTCTTTTAGTTTTCATATTACCTAAGAATGCATCAACTTCTTTTTTATTACGAACCGTATATGATTCTTTCTGTGATAAGGCCTTTCTACCAATTGGGTCTCTACCAAATGGATTCTCATCCGTTTGATAATTGCCACTTTCTTTAGGTCTACCCGCTCCTTCAAATCCACCCTCTGGTGCTCCCCCCTCTGCTGTTGGGAATCCTGCGTTTGCTCCACTATCATCACCACCTTCACCACTTTGTTGTAATGTTGCTAAATCATGTGGAGTACCAAACGATTCACCAGTTTTAATTGGGTCATTACCTTCTTCGGCAAGTTGGTCATGTCTAAATCCTAATTTAATATCATTAAGAACATTATACTGTTCTTTTTTCCACTCATCATCACTCATATTAAATATATTTTTATACATCCATTCTTGTGATAACATTTTTAAATCTTTCATATCAGAAACTAAAGATACTTTTTCAGACCAAAGGTTTGCTTTCTCTTGCTCATATATAATAGATGGATTAGTAAGTTCTAATTCAAAGTTTACTAATTCTTCATCTGTATATCCTTGTGAATATAAGTGTACTACCGCAATCTTAGTTAATTCTGAAAGTACAATCTTTTGGATTCTTTCTACAGAACGAGCAAATCTAATATCTTCTTGTGCTAATGTTGCTTTACCTTCAACACCTTCTTCGTATCCAATAAATGCTTTTGGAACTTTAAGTGCTGCTAACATTCTATTCTTTAGGTATTCAATATCATCAATACCACCAAATTCCATTCCACTTAATGTATCAATCTCAGTACCACTAGCACCACCTCTCACAGGTAGATAGTAATCTTCTAACATATTCTGCATATTGAATTTAAGATTGTAATCACCAGTAGTTTCATTTACATATGGTATTTTCTTCATCTGGTCTATGATGTTTGCCATATAAGAATCAACCTCTGCAGGTGGAATGTTTCCAATATCAATTTTAAATACTCTTTTTTCAGGTGCTCTCATAATTCTATGAATCATCATAGCATCTTCCATAAGAGTTAATTGTTTCCAAGTCTTTCTTGCACCTTCTAATAGTGAACGACCATAAGGAAGGAAGTTAGTATCTGTTAGTAATCTAAAATGACCTACCTGAAATGATTCTAAAAACTTAGTATTGTTTCTTTGTGAGATTGCGTTTGTGTTTTGTTCTTCTACTTCGAATCTTACTGAGTAAGGATTATCTAAATCATACCCTTCTTCTCTTCTAGTTTCATATACAGATAGTGGTTGTGCATTTACAACACCTAACTCATCATCAATATCTAAGTAAACATAATAATCACCATATTTGTTCATACCCCTTACCCAAGACCAAAGATTGAACTCAATGTTTAATACATCATAGAATAAGTTGTGTAATGTTTTCTTTATCTTCTCATCTGTTGATTTGATACGAAGTACATCACCCATATCATTTTTAAGTGTACATTCATCTGAGTATATATCTAAGATAGATGATATAATGGAATCTTTATCCATTGCTTCATAATCTGTATATAGTTCTAATTTGTTTGAATGGTAGTTAAACCTTTCATTGTATGTTTGCCAATTCTTTCTTGAGTTAGAACCATGCAATCTTCCATACCTATCATAATAAGCTGAACCTCTACGATTACCATCTCCTTGTAATCTAGAAGAATCTACTACCTTTAATTTATCTTTACCGACTCTCCTAACAACTACCTGAGTTGAGAATAATCTCTTTAATCTACCGAATAACGAAGTATCTGCCATAATTTTTTCTTTATTATCTACTTATAATCTATAAATATACAAAAAATATTTTTAATATCCAAATTTTAGAGTAACCAACTTATATCTTCATCACCTCTACCTGTTTTCATTGACCAGGATTGTTTGGCGACCTGTGGAGTTGTTTTAAATACTCCACTATTTTTTGATGTAAGTTGTAATGCTCTTTTATTTAATTCAATACCTTGTTGTCTTAATTTCAACGCCGTATCTCTTACCCACAATGATGTTGAAAATGATATTGTTAAATCATCATTATAACCTTGTTGAGCTTCGGCCCTACTACCGTTCCATATAAATGTAAAAAGTTCATCAATTAATCGTTTAGAACGAATAATAGGAACTCTTTCTCTCATATAAGTATCTAATTTTGAGATAACCAATGGACGTGTTCTACTTGTCATTGAGAATCCAGGTACCATTTGTGATTTATCTTTTAAATCGTAACCTTTTTGTAAATGTATATCACCATCTGTATATCCAAATTCTTTGTATGAATAATATAGATTTGAATAATTTCTATCTATTGCCTCTTGAATAGATGCCCAACCAATGTTAGCGTTTTCAATAACTAAGAGTGCATCATTCCATTCGGTGGCAACATTCACTAACATATTACCATACTCCTTAGTTCCTATCTTACCTTTGTACTCAGCAACTTGCTCTACACTCTCTACATCAATAACGTGAAATGCTGAGTAATCTGCACCATCACCTCTCGCAACATCGGCCACTACTATATAATCTCTTGTATAGTTTGGTTGTGACCATAACCAATAATTTCCATCGAACCCTCTTTTCTCAACAGGTTCTTGTACATGAGTTTCTTCATACCATTTTAGAAGTTGTCCATCTACAACTGTATAACCAGATGATATAAAATCACAATCACATTCCTGTGCTGCCATCTTCTCACCTAATAGTTGAGTTTGTTCTGCTCTCCACTTTTCATTTCTTTCAGGATGTACAGTCCAATGTAATTTGATTGGATTCCAACCATCACCTTCTTCACCCTTTAACCAAGTTTTATGAAAGAAGTTACCAACACCATTTGGAGTTGATAGCACGATTGCTTTACCACCAGTTGATAATGTAGATTGAGCTGATGCCCATATCTCATCAATACCTTTAATGAAGGCACCCTCATCTATAATCAACATTGATAATGCTTCAGAACGACCCGCATCACCACTAGCTGATGTTGCTTTGATTGTTGAACCATTTCGTAATCGTAAGGATAGTTTGTTATCTTCTTCGGTATCACCTCTTAACCAACTCGGTAAATTCTCATGCATATACCTAACTTTAGTAACTAAGTTTTTAGCTACCTCTTGTTTAGTTGCAATTACCAATATGTTTTTATCTTCGTGAAATAACATCATCCATAAAGAATAACCTGCGGATAATGTTGAGATACCTAACTGACGTGATTTAAGAATTACATTGTATCGGTGAATATCAAACTCACCCATAACATCTTCTTGAAAAGGATACAAATCAAAAAGAATTTTACCTCTTTTTGGATGTTGTATATAACAGTACTTTTTGAAAAAGTAAACTGGGTCTTTAGCACACTTAACGTACTCTTCCCTAATAAGTTCTTTTATGTTCTTACTCATTTCTTTCCCAATTTCCAAAGAAACTGAGTAGATAAGATTGGTTGAAATTGGTCATTCAATCCGATTCCTAATCCAAACGCCTGTTTCTTCTTTGTTCTGTACAATATCGAACCACCAATATAATTAAATTGTTTTGATGTTCCATTTAACCCGAATCCTACATAGAATTCTCTTTGGTTAATATACTTCGTTTCCGTTACAGTTGTTGTAGGATAGATTAAATCGTAGAATATTTTTCTTGATAAAATTTTGTTTTGAGAGATTGTATCTTTAATTGTTAAGTTTAAAGAATCTAGTTGTTGAAAATCTTCATAAACATATTTTGCGAAGTAATCCTCTAAAATAGATAGAGTATCAATTTTCTGAGTTAACCTAATGGTATCAATTTCAGTTTTGATTCTAGTAACTATTTTAGGAACGTATTTTGTAACTTCTTTAGTAATAGTGTCGTATTTCGTTTCTACTTTTGTGATAATAGTAGGCTCGGATGGAGTATCACTTACTCCACCTGTACCACTACACTGTCTTAGAAAAATTATTACTATAATTAATACTAAGATTATCAGATTCTTAAAATTTCCGAAATACTTTTCCATCTACTACCTTATTTCTTAGTAGCTGGTTTTCTTTTTTTGTTTGCAGGTTTTCTACCTTTTCGTTTTCCACCTTTTGCAGCTTCAACAACATCTTTAGATTGTTTTGCTAAATTCTTACCAGCAGCTTTAACGTCTTTAAGTTCTTCTTTAACTCTTTTAACTCTACGTTTTACTTCTGATTTTACTTCAGCTACATCTTCTTTGATATCTTCTACAGTATCTTCTACTACATCAGGAATAAAATCTCCATCTCTATCTTTGATTTTTCCAGTGTATAATAATACTAAATAAGTTGCTACTGCAACACCGATAACTAATGCTATGATTAATAATGTACTCATAATTTGCCTTTTTAAAATTAAACTTCTATAATAAATATGGTAATATAATTAATAAACCTATCTACCACTTTCTACAAGACCAATATCTTGCCTTCCATCGTGGTCCAGGTGAATCACAATTCATTCGTGCTCTAAATGATTTACGAGCTCCAGGATTTCCCTTTTTGATAGTCATTCCTTTTTGGCCAAAGTTTACTTTTACTACGTTACCTTTAGCGTTTTTTACATACACTTTAAACTTCTTAACATCGCCTTGTGAAATTTTACCAAGTTCAACTTTTCTACCTTGATACTCCGCTTCATTTATATCAACTTTGTATGATTCAATAAATTCTACGAATTCTCTTATATCTTGTCCGTTTTCTACATCATACTCAGTTATATTTTCTTTCTTCATAAGTTTGTATGATGTGTGTCCCATCATTACGATACCACTCTTAACAAACTTATCTTTATTAGATTGTTTTTTAAGTGCATCATATACTTGAACCATTAGGTTTGCTGAATTCATATCAACTCTTACCTTCTTACCACTCTTAGTATCTTTAATCAAATCGTTTTGTTTATCTTTTACGATTTTTCTTAATTGAGTAATTACTTCAGGTTCTTTAGCTTCGTTTACTGATTCATCAATTGCCTTTGGGTATGGAGTATTCTTTGCTAACTTTAAAAGAGTTTGTAAATCCGATGATTTATTTCTATTGTACTTATCTGC